AACCGTATCGGTCGCATTGCAGAACATATAGGCGGTCTTGCCGTTGGCAATCGTCACGCCCGTCTGACCCGTCACTTTTACGGTAACGTTGAAACCACCCGTGGTGGAGTTCTTGAAGACATACAGTTTGGTCTTGGCAGGAACTTCGACAACACGGTCAGCAGTAAGTGTGCCTGTCAGGACGATGACTGGGTTACGACCAGTAGAAGCCGCACCATTGGTAATCGTCAGAACGGTTGCCGCCCCATCCGTCACAGCCTGAGTGGCGTAACCAGCAATGGCCTGTTCCAGCAGCGTCCCAAGGTTGGTGTTGGTGGTCGTACCCCAAGTACCGGACTGATCGCCAGTCCCCATGAGTTCGATGCCGAGATTGGTTGAATAAGTACTAGCCATTTATCTGCCTCCTACGCGGCAACTTGGTTCCAGTTGGGGGTCTGAGATGGAACGACTCCATTCCATCCGGGCGTTTGATCCGGAATAATCTTCCCCCAAACGAGAACTTGTCCACTATACCCTGTTGCGGAAGAACCCACAACATCGACATTTGCACCCGCAACAACGGTCGCTGTCCCAATATCCCCGGTAGCAAAGACTCCGGTTACGTCAATAATGTTGACAGACTCAATGTCAACCTGACCAACCTGTCCCTCACCGGAGACCGTAGTTGGGCTGACATTGGCATCCGCCGTGACGGTGGTATCACCAATTCCGCCCGTTGCAGCTACACCCGTCGGGCTAACATTGGCAGCTGCCGTGACGGTAGCCGTTCCAATACCACCTGTCCCCGCCACACCTGTCGTATCAACATTAGCGGATGCAATAACAGTGGCAGTTCCAATATCCCCGGTGGCAGAGACACCCGTCGTATCTACATTAGCTGTCCCAGTGACAGTAGCGGTTCCAATATCCCCAGTAGCCGACAGCCCTGTAACCGCAACATCCACGTCGACTCGCACGGTGGAATCACCCACCCCACCCGTCATGTATGCGTCAATTGACCCCGTGCCAAATGCCCCGATACCCCATCCAAGGGATCGATTCCAACCCTCGAAGGATACGGTTGCGTCAGCCATCGGTACTCACACCCAATGTTAGGCGATACGAATGATTGCGTTGCTAGCATCCGCAGTTGGGAAGACAACCGTAAACGTACCAGCCGAAGCGGTTTTATCCGCACCGAAGTCCAGCACGACAACAGCCTTGTTGCTCTGGGTCGAGTTATAGATCAACGCGCCGCGAGCAGTGAAGGAAGCCGTCGACCACGAGCTATCGGCAAAGTCTGCAAAAGCAGTTGTGCCGCTAGACGAAGTGGTTGAACTTGTAAGTGTATTACCGCCCGCGGTGTAAGCCGAACCAGCCGTATTGGTTGTTTCGTTGGTCGCACTGTATGCTGTAGTTGCAGCGGTCAGCGATGCCGAAGATGTGTAGAGGGCCATCTTAAAGGTATCTGCCGTCGTAGCCGCACGGACAACCGAGGTGCTAAAAGCGTGGATACCGCTGAGAAGCTCCAGCTTAAAAGAGGTAGCCATAAAGTTTCCGGTAAAAGCCATTATGGCCTCCTTAAAAGTTCCGCTAACTGTGGGTGACCAGCCTCTGTCACCAGATGGCTGACCGTGGTCCTGTCACAGGATATAGCACGTTTCATGTGATCAAGCACTACTTGTTCTACCAAATCCTTGAAGGCTACCGCCTGTTCGCGGATAGCAGGATGCGCTGTTTCGGAAACAGAAACAATGCGGTCAGCGGCCCGCTTTGCCCAGAACTCTGGTGGGTGTCCTCCATCCGAAGATGTATGAACGTCCACCCTAAACCCACCAGTAGTACCCTGACTTCCAACCATTCTATGTTGCCTTTATTCTAATGAGACCGTCGCGATATGCGTCGTCATCTTCAAGACCTTCACCGTAGTTCTTCAGGCGAGCAAGAGCCTCAGCAAACCGCTGATTGTAAAGGTTCAGCAAGTCTTGCTCACCCTTCATGTAGGTATAAGCCTCAAACAGCGTCCCGTAAAGAAGGGCTTGCTCGGCATTATTCCCCAGCCAAGATGTACCTGTATCTACAATTGATGGCGGCTGGTAGTAGTAATGCAGCTCAACTGGGTATGCGTCCGCTGGGGTGGGGGCCAGCATGAACGTGCTTCGATCAAAGAGCGCGTAATACTTTGGAGTCCCCGTAACGCCAGTTGGGTTGTACTCTTGGAGATACTCTACGTCCTTGTTCAACAAGAAGGATGTCGTACCGTCTACCGTTACGCTCAAAGAGAACGGCGACAAGAAGTCGGACGGCAACCCAAGATACTTGTTACTAGCTGTGGTTGTGCCAGTGACGTTGTAACGAAAGTCCACCAGCTGGACAGAGAACAGGATCCGCTCTTCGCAGTTACGGATGAAGGTGGGGATGTATGAATTAAAGGTAGTTTCATCATATTCTGTGAAATCCTTTACCGCTTGCACCAGCGTCGTATATGTCCAAGCCATCAGGTAATCTCCACGCTAACTTCACCTATCTGCATAACACCCTGTGTACTGATGTTGTCAAGATAGGGGAAAATGTCTTGGCCCACTGGAACTTGCATAGGCTCAACCCGGCTTGGGCGAGGCTCAAATAAAGCCTGTGGCTCTGTCGGAGGGAAGATGGGCTGAATCTGAGGATGCTTTGGCTCCCAGCATTCAACGCAAGTACGCAGACCGTTCCATTCCTTCTTTAAAGAAACGTGACGGTATTGAAGACCGCATCGGTCACATAGCGCAATTGCAAAATTGCCGCCCGCGTATCTTCCCATGTCACACTACCCTGTACCAGTTCCTCACCGGAGTAAGTTGCAGCGAAGCACGGTCACGATCCTCACTCTTGGCTCTGTCAAACTCTTCCTCGTATACAGCCTTCAAAAGCTGCACACGATCCGGAGCCTTCTTCATAGCGATATAATAAGCAAGACCAGCCACGAGACAAGGATAGAACCGGAATGGAATGTCGATGGTGTTCGCGCCGCTTCCAGCATCATCCATACGGACGAGCTTATCAACAATAAGGTAGTAATCTGTGTTAGGCTTAGGCCATATAACAAGCTGAGGAGTGATCTGACGGTTGACATAGAACTGAAGGGGTCGCCCAATTGAAAGTTTGTTCGGAATGCTGAGGTAGTAGTCGCGGCTGATCCGGTCAACAGTCAGATCTTGCTGGTTCTGGGAACCAGAAGTGCTAACAAACCGACAGGCCATCGAGATGATATCAATGGTTGCTACGGGAAGGTCGTAGATAACCCCGCCAGAATCCACGCCTCCGGTGGGACTAACCGTGATGGAGTCACGAGCAATGGTCCATTGGTTCAAACCACGGTTTGCCCACTCCGCCAGCAGAAGGTTCAAGCTTCGACGAGCCGTGCGCTGATCGTAGCCCGCCCGGACTTCGATGCCGCACCGCTCAAAAGCTTCCTCGATGAATTCACCTAGATCGAGGTTGAACGTCTTCGTGCCGGAAGTTGCCATCTTAGCTTACCTTGCAGCTTTTCGACCGAGCCATGCCTGTCCCCTTGGGGGATACCATACCACCGCCAGCCTTGCAAACTGAACCGCCTTCAGCAAGAGCTACGCCCATACCACGGGTTGCAATTCCGCCGCCGCGCAAACCTTTGGGGGATTGCTGGGTGTCGTGCTTCTTATCCATGCTGGACTTCTCCCAGTCAGCAAGAGACATGCCACGCTTCTTGGCTAGTTTCTTGTCCTGCTGTAGATCAGTCTTGGAGTTTTCCCAAGCCTTCATGCTCATTTTAGCCATGGTACTTTTTCCTTTGTCTTCTTTGGGAGTCGTTAGAATCCCGAGGTTAAGGGAACCGTCATACATTAGTACATCCTCATCTTCCCTTTGCCCTTCGTAGCGCAACCCGCACCACGAACAGCACCGCCACCAGCCATTTTGGTTGCCTTCTTCTTGACCATGCCACCCTTACGGTACTTCATCATACCCTCAGAATCGCTGGTGGGAGAACGGCTTAAACGGTCGATGGACTCCCCAGAGTTGTCCTCAAAATCCCTTGTGTAATCGTAGCCCGTTTCTTTTCTGGATTTGCTGTAGTCGTCCATTGT